CCGGGAAACGTTGGAGATCGTGATCTTCGCGGAAGGCTGGGAATCTTCTTTGGCGTCCGGGAGCTGGATCTGGAGAGGGAAAGCGATGTATTCCAAGCCGTTTGAGGTGATGGCGATTTTATTATTAACGACTTTAATATCTTCGGCGAGCGAGGCGTGGCTGATCGTCAGAAGGACAAGCGGAAGGTCGGATTCATTTTGCCAAGCGTCCTGCTTCAGATCCTCGGAGATTTCCACGGAATTTTCCTATGGCTGAATTTCTAAGTCAAAAGACGCTTGATACATGCGGTCGTTCACGGCCGGGGCCGGCTTGATGCACTGCCACTCAGGCTTTCCCTTGAAACGGATCTCGACTGTTGCCTCGGTGAAAGGGTGTATCCAGTTGAAGGATAAGGAGCCGTGCTTCAGTGTTGTCCGGAAGAAGGTGTTGAACGTGGTCAGCTGGGATCCGGTGAGAACCATGGATCCTTTTACCTTCTGCGTGATCGCCGTAAAACGGTTCCGGACGGATGGCGGACCGGCATCCATATCCGTAATTGCACGGCTCTCGTCATCTTGGACCGAAGCGTCTGCGGATAACCTTGCTGGGAGTGTCGCTGGCCATGTGTCCATACTGGCATTGTCGTTAAAACCTATGATTTTTAACTTATGAATCGAAAATTTCCACAGGATTAAAAACGAGAGGTATAATTCCGACCATAAACTAAGGGAGGTGCGAATGGACACTATGGAAACAATTGAGCCAACCGAGCCGCATAAATTTAATCATCTTCGTCGCGTGGATCGAGCGATTCAGGAAATGCTCGGGGTGGTCCGAGGTATCCTGTGCGACGGACAGATTTCAGATCAAGAAGCCAGAGGGTTGAATTCGTGGATCCTCCAGAATCCCGATATCCACAAAATATTTCCGGTTTTTCAGATCGCAGAACGATTGCAGCGAATCTTTGCGGATGGGATCGTTGACGATGTAGAGCGCGCAGAGTTGACGGAATTATTGACGAAAGTCACTGGGGGTGATTTAGGTCGAGCAACAGCTCTTCCGGTGGACAATCCATTTCCGGTGCTTGACTTTTCGGATCGGCGGTATATTTTTACTGGAAAATTCGTTTACGGATCGCGCAAGGCCTGCGAAGAGGCCGTCATCGCGCGCGGCGCGATAATTGCTCCTACCGTATCAGCCAAAGTTGATTTCCTCGTGATTGGTGAAATCGGAAGCGCGGACTGGAAGTTTTCCGCATGGGGCACAAAGATCCACGATGCTATGCGATTGAAGCAAGAAAAGAAAAAGATAGCGATTATTTCCGAAGAGCACTGGATAGCGCACTTAAAATGAAGTGGGGATTTATGAAAAAAACATTACTATCTGTTCTTGCAGGACTGACTTTGAGCGGATGCGCTACGCATTGGGCGAACGTACATCCCGAGTGGAATCCGCCCAACGGTTACGAGGAAGCGGATGCAAAATGTCGCGCATCGTCGATTGTCCCGCATTGTTACACTTGCGGATTAAATATTAAATATTTTTACGGATGCATGGGGAGCTATGGATATATATTACAGCGAGGCCGGGAACCGACAGCGGAGCTTGAAAAACCACGCTAACGGGTTGTTAAAGACTGTCTCAAACCAAAAGAAGTCTTGAGGGCCCTGTGTGTTTTGCTTCCAGGATTATTCACAGATCCGGCCACGGCCTCATCGATCATGATGTTGATCTGTTCCATGTCGCCGGATTGTTGCCGGCTCTGAGAAACTTTTGATCCAGCCGGAGCGTATACATTCACTTCTACCCTTCCACCTCCTGACTTAACGCCAAGATCCCCACTTGGAGTACGAAAGAGCGGCATGATCGCTTCCGTTCCAGCTTCGCCGGCGAGACCTGTCCCGCCGTTCGCCATCGGGAATAGAGTGGGGCGGGTAACGAGTCCGCCAGATGCGAATGGTACAACACTCCCACGTTCAAAGACATTCCCATGCGCGGATTTCGTAGCTCCTGGCGACGGGTTCGCCTGGGGGAAAAAACTGCTGATACCCCATGAAACGCCCTTGGCTATATTGTCGGTTATCAGCGATCGAATGAGAGCTCTTTCAATGTCCTGCAGTAACGACATCATTATATCTCTGAATTTCATTCCCTCAATGATTGCGTTCTCAAAGGCGGTTCCAAACGCCTGGCCGATACCATCACCTGCCTTTTTGAGTGCTTTGGCGGCCTCGGTATTTTTCTCAATAATCTTCTGGTTTTTTTCCGCATCGGTAGATACTTTTTTCAGATTATCAGAGGTATTGGTTGCATGATCGGAAATTGCCTGCCAATTCTTATCAACATTTGCGACTAACTCCGCCCACCTTTTTTCTTGATCGTCAGCATAATTGTGTAAAACATCAGCTGCTTTTTGGAATTGACCTGTAGAAATAAGAGCTATTTGCAACGCACCCGCCGCGACCGAATCCCCCAAGGTTTTAAACGAGTCAATTACGATCATACTCGCATTGGCAATAACGACGAGAGTTTCGGCGGTGGCTTTCCCGGCCTTTTGAAAACGTTCCAAGGTGTCAGCGGAAGTTGAAATATTGTCGCTTAAATTAGAAATAGTCGGAATCAGTCCGGCGGTGAAGTGATTAACGAGACCCTGACTTATGCTTGCGATCCGCGTCATGTTATCGTTGAATTTGTCGGAAGCAGCGACTGTTTCGCTTGATACAACAACTCCAAATCTGGCGGCCTCATCAGCGAGTTTTTTGATTCCATCCTTTCCTTCGTTGATAATCGGGATCATGTTCGCCCCGCTTTTTCCAAAAAGCTCCTGAGCCAGCGCGGATTTTTGAGCCCCATCGCTCATTTTGGACAAGGCGTCGGCGGATTCCAGGAAAAGAGTGTAATTGTTTTTTAGCCTTCCGCTGCTGTCGGTGAGAGAGACCCCCAGGGACTTAAAGGCATCGGCGGATTCCTTACTCCCCGTCGCGCCGTCATAGATCATTTTGTTAAATTTTCGGAAGGAAGTGCTCAAGTCGTCAATGCTAAGACCTGACATTTTTGCGGCGTATTCGAGGCTGGATAACTGCTCGGCTGTCAAACCAATAGCCTGGGACATTTCGCCAAGTTGATCAGCATGGTCAATGGCTTTCTTAACGCTTACGGCGAGGGCTGCACTTGTGGCTACAGCGGCTGCACTGAAGGCGGCCATAGTGAGCTTTCCGGCTCCGGTGATTCTTCGGAAATCCCGCTCGGCAACGAAAGCGGCCTTATCCATTGCCGTGGTGAAGGTTGTTGTATCGCAGCTGAATAAAACATTAAGGCTTCCAAGAGCACCTAAAATTCCCATCTCAGCGGCCTTTCTTTTTCACACGGTTTGCGAATCTCATCGTCAGCTCCGCTTTAGGGTCCGGCGCGGGCGCTTCCGATCTCATGTTGAGGTTGAGATAGGCGATCCATTCCGTTATCTCGGAACTGCTGATCCGCTCCAGCAGCTCACCGACCGTTTTCCCTAGCTTTTCGGCCAGGAGAAAGTAAAACCGGCGATCAGGACTTTCGATCAGTTTTTTTTTGATTTATCGATGGATTCAGAGCCCAACCCGTTAAGGCGCATAGCGACTTCGCAAACTTGTTCGAGAACCGAACCTGAAAGCTTACCGATTGCCATGAGATCTTCGTCCTTGAAAAGTTTCTCGCCTTGATCGTCAACGACTGTACACACGATTAACTTCGCTCGCGCCGATACCAACTTCCCTGTGACGTCCTTCTCCCGGATCGCTTGTTCCCACGCATCTCTTGTGGTGCCGGACATCTCGGAGACGATCACTTCCCCGCCCCACGCTTCTACAAGGACGGTTTCTTTTTTCAAAGAGACTTTTGACAATATGTCTTCCCGCTTTAACATGCGTTCTCCTGATTTTTTTATTTTAAAAACTTAGCTCTCACTGATATCGCCCGATATATCCAAACTCACAGAGGCTTTCACGACTGCGTCCACAGACCCGGAAACCGCAAAGCTGGTGACGAGCGCAGAGAACGACCAGATTGTGCCATCCGAAAAAATGAGCTGGAGGTGACACATCGTGGAGTTTTCTTTCGCGGCCCGCAGCGCGGCGTGCTGGGCGTTGTCCGGAATGAAATTCATCTCGAACGACAGCTGGCCGTTATCGTGAAGCCCGGTCAGCTTTTCTTTCGCCGTGCTTCCCAGGTCGGTCACGTCGATGATGTTGGCGCTTCCGGTCGGGCCGTTGAAAGAATTAACTTCGGGGATCTCGGTGTAAGACAGCGGAGAACCTGCGCCGAGCTTGAGTTGTGTGCCTTGTGCCTTGATCGCGCTATCGCTCATTTTGTGTTCCTCCTGGGTAAGGTTAATTTTTTACGAGTGCGTGTGTTCATAACCCTATTGTCGTTAATACCCTTGTTTTTTAACTTTTGTCAGATAACATTTTCACCGCGTAGAATTCGTTTCTTCGCGACGAGCAGCGTGACGCAGACGTTGCTGTGGGAACACTTGAGGCGTCTGGCAATCGCTTTGTTACTCATCCCGGATATTTTTAA